TGTGTCTTTTCTTCATGCTTTTCTTCATGTTTGTTTTTGAAATTTTCAAACAGTATATTCATGAATTTGTACGCGAAATACAACACCAGCCCCGATATGATTATCGCCAGTCCGTACGTCGATATTCCTATGAGTATTTCCCCTATCTCCACTACTCCGTCACCTCCGTCCACCCGTAAACTCCGGGTTCCCAGATATTCCAGATACCGTCGCCGCCAACGGCTGTGCATACCCAACGCTTGCCGTCATGCGTCACTTTGTCGCCGAGACGGTATGCGTCCCCAACGCCCAGAAACGGCGACCACTCCGGGTACTCCTCCCATGGATTGCCGATACGCTGCCACAGACTCCCGTTATTTTCAGACGGTTTCTGATTTTGCCCTACGCCAATATCATGCAGAGAGCGGTACAAAATACTGTCGTCCTGCATAATAGTGCCGCGCTTACCCGTCCAGTTTTCGTCCCAAGGGGGGAATAACTCCGAGTGTTCGAGTATGGTTACATCGTCAAACACGCTGTTGTCTTTCTGTGATTCCGCCACGAATACAAGCGACGACAGGCTTGTTGATTTATCTAACTCCGTACCGCCGTCGCTCTCGACGACTACGACCTGCGGCAACCCGTCAAGTTCATGTCCCATCAACGCAAACTGCTGACCCAGCGATTGTACGGCTACACCCGTCGCGTCGGACTTTTCGGCGGGGACGTAACAATCCTCTGTCGGGTGTTTTTTTATATACGCGATATTTTCCGTCGTTGCTATTACTTTGTTGTCGAGTATTATTTTATACATAATAATATTTCCTTTCTCTGAAATTAAACGCATAAGCCGAAGGACACACCACGAGCGCCGCTCGCGAAGTAGTGGAAGGCGTTGCCGTTGTCGAGGACAGTGCAGAAGTCGGTAGTGTTGCCCGAATTAGGAGAACGCTTCCACCAGGTGTAGTTTGTACCCGCAGGCTGCTGTTTGATTCTGTCGGCTGCCGTATTATTTGTAGAATACCACGCATACTGAGAACCTTCTCCCGCAAAACTACGTGATGCTGTTCCTAATACTTCTATTTCGGATAACAAAAATAATTTATCGGAAGTGGTTTGGATAGGTGTACCTACATTATTACCCGGAGAAGTAAGTTTATCGACGGGTTTAAGAACTAATTTTAAATCTGACGGTAGGAAACTGCCTATATCGCTTCCGTCAATATTTAATACAGTCTGTCTCATATATGAAGAAGTCCAGCCGCCGACATTTGTATTTGTTGCGTTCATATAACGCCTGTCGGCTGTTGTAGTACCATAAGAACTTGCCATTTCAAGTGTAATTCCCGCTTTACCGCCGCCTGTTTTGTTATCCTTGTTGAAATCTATGATACGAAAATTGTAGTTTGTTCCATTCATAGGCACAGGTTTTGTATCACCGATTTTCCAGCCCAGATTTGTTTCAACCTGCGTTGCATTCCAACCGTTTGTCTCGATTAAATCTGAACCCATTGAAATCTGCGCCCATGTATTCGCACTAAAAGTCGTACTTAATGATATTGGCGTAGCTGATACTTGCTGTCCCGTTGTCGTATCGTTTACATTTACGCCGTTTGTTGTAAATGCTCTGTAATAATATGTCGTACCCGCAGTCAGCCCCGTATCGGTGTAAGAATTGCCGAAACTGTTATATACCACCGTCCCGTCTGATATTGCCGCAGAATAACTTCCCGTTTTTCGCACAATCATCACGCTCTGGAACGTGCCTCCCGGATTCGTCCATGATAAATCAATTTTACCCACTCCCGCAGCCGCCGTGAAGTTTGATATAGCTCCAACGTCTGCAATCGGAGCGGCGTTTTCCTGCGTCGGCGTTGAAAAATTCAAAACCAAAGTATAGGCAAATAACGAAAAATAATACGTCTCTCCGTTTATCAGTCCTGTTATCGTTTTTGCCCCTGCCGAACGCGGTTCACCCTCAATATCAATAACAGTTCCGTCAGTAGGTAATGTCGGATATGACCCGGTCTTATATACAATTTTTGTGCCTGTGCTTCTCTCGGAAGTCGAGTGAATCCAGTTTAAAATTAACTGTCCGTCCTGACGGGTAATAAGAAAATTCGTAGGCGCGCCCGGAACTTCCGTGAAAAATTCCCACAAAGTATCAAGGTTATCCCTGAATGTATCAGTAAAATCGTTTTTGGAAAAGCCATATTCGTCGCCGTTTGCGGGTTTGTGTTGTTCTTCGCCCCGGCTTCCAACGTGGTCTTTTAATTTATTTTCTATTTCGCTGAAATCTATATTTTCGTATTTAAGTTTCAACGCTCTGATATTATTGATAATCTTCTGAAAAAGCGGGTTGAAAATCTCGTCGGCGTTACCGGGGTCGTCGTTCTGTAACCTGCGTATATTTTCGTCGTACTCCGGATTTTCCGGGAGTGTATAGTTTTCGTCTGCCATATCTACACCCCCCTAAAATTCGTCGTCGAACGTAAATGTAAAGGTCACGCCCGCGTCTTTTCGTTTGACGAACATTGTTTTGACTGCGCATAGCTCCCCGTCGCCGTCAACAAGCGCGGCTTCGCTGATTTCCGCCCCGGCTAAATCATTTGCGGGGATTGTCGCCGTATATCTCGCCGTCGTGGGTACGGGGTACGTCACCCCGTTAATCGCGTATCTCGCCAGTTCGTGCGTCAACGCGTTCGCCGAACCGACCGGGGGTATAGGGTCGCCGCTTCCGTCAACGCCGCCGTCCCCGAACGCGACATGCGTTATATGGGGAAGCGTCGATATTTCTCCGCTCGTGATTTTGCACAGTTTTTCTCTCCTGTAATCCGTGATTACGCTGTTTTCGTTATTTGCCATTTTACAAATCCTCCTCGATTTCTGTTAATGACGCGTTTAATTTACGCGACCCGTTCAGTTTCACAGACCCGTCAAGTCTCCACATATTTACATATCTTATCTTGCCTGTAAGGTTATTCCCTGTTTTGATTTTTGCGTTTACGCCAAATTCTTCAAACGATACGTTTTGATTTTCATGTTCGTCAATAAAACAACCGACGTTTAAATCTATAAAAATAAATTTATCGTCGGTGAAAAATTTTATCGGGTACGGCTTATCCGTAAGTCCAAGAGCCAGATGCGCGGGGATTTTTTTGTCGAGAACCAAATGGCAGTCGTAAAGATTAAACCTGTCCGCCCAGTCTCTCGTGACCGAAACCTGTATAATCCCGTTGGCAAACGCTACGGTTATTTCGCCGTCCGTGAAAACCGAGATTAACTCTTTGATTTCTTTCTGCCCGATATGCCCGTTACCGAGCATGAACGCTTTAACTACCGCCCGGCGTTCCGCAAGAGTCCGCGCCCCGTCATAAGTTATGTATAAAAAGATTTCATAGTCGGTAATTGTCCGGCTGTCGGCGTAATCTATAAAGTTATTGTTAACGGCTTGCGATATATCCTCTTGAATCTCGTCGAATTTTCTCCCGTATATTTTCCACAGAACGTCCATGTCAAATATATCCCAATACCATACGGGGTACATTGTCTTTATTTCCTCGTAATTGCTTTTGACTGCGTTTTCATACAATAGCATTGACGTTTACCTCCCCAAGCACGGCGACTTCCCGTTTCCCGATTATTATATTCGCGGTTTCGCCGTTGAGCGTGAGATTCGTGTGGTCGAGCAACCCCGGCAGAGCGTAGAGCAGGGAACTTATTGCCGATATTCGTATGATAACGTCCTGTCTTTCGTGCGTAGTCAGCGTCAAATCTTTGATATATTTGCCGAGAGTGTCTGTTGCGTCCGATTGTATTTGTCCCAACATAACTCCCGGCTGGATTTCAGCGTCAAAAGATATGTCGATATTAAAAGCTGACGGCGGCACAGCCGCAAAATGCGCCCCGATATTCGCCACTCCGTCCCCAAGCCCGTCCCCGACAGAGATTATCTCGTCGTCAACCTCGACGGTCAACCCAAGCGTCATGGGGTCGATATACTCCTGTACGCGGTCAGCGACAGCCTGCGTTGCGGGAAGTCCCTCCGCGTCGATTATTACGCCCATGACCGTGTTTTCGCCCGCGAATAAGGGGATAATCCTCGCCCTCGCGCAGCCCTGTACGGATTCGCACCATGTTTTGTAATGCTGCCTGTTGCCGTTTTCGGCGGGTCCGGCGATTTTCTCCCGGATTCGTTCTCTGTAACTCTCGTCGCCCTCAATATCCGCGCCCGGCTCGATTAACATGCCGAACACAGACAAAACAAGCCCGCCGATGTTGTTCATCGGGACAGCTGGAGTGCCGGGGGGTATATTATTGCACGATATTCCTGTCGTTTCAGCCTCTAAATAAAGCGTTTGTTCTTTGTTTCGTTTGAGCGTGAAATATAACCCGTCAGTAAAAAATCTCTCGCCGACAGCCGGAGCAGCCGCCCCCTCATAAATATAATGATAACAAGCGGGGGTCGCTTCGTTTATCGGCACTTTATACTCCCAGCCTTTGCGGAGAAGATATTCCCCCGTCATTGTGGGAAGTGACACAAGGTCGAACGCGTGGCGTAAATCAATATAATATTTTTCTAATTTAAGACACGCCGAAACCAAAGCGTCGTATATAATACTGCCCTGCCGAGTGTCCGCTCCCTCGTCCTCTGCCTGTTTCAAACACTCTTTCATCAGATTTTCGTATGTTCTGTCCTCATACATTTGACTAAACCCCCTCACTTATATCAATTTTGCCGTAAACGGTATCAGCCGTGAATTTTATATACACGCGGTCGTCTTTAAACTCGAAAGAAAAATCGTAAACGTCGAGTACGCGGCTGTCGCAAAGAACCGCGTCTTTGACGATTCGCGGCATTTCGGTCTCTATATATTCGTTTGTAACGTCGTCGGCAATTATTGTTTGTTTTATTTCGCTGCCGTATTGATTGTCGTAAACCATACACCGGAAACGCGGCGTAAGCAGGGCTTTTTTCATGAATTGCTTGACGGCTTCAACGCTGTCGCAACTGCCGAGAGAGTAAATCCGCCCGCGTTCAAAGTCAAGTTTGTACGTTTTTGATGGCTGTTCTCTTGCCTGTTCCAGTTCAAGTATTGGTATCGGTATATATGCGTTCATTTTTCCCTCCGGTTTTTTATTTTTGCGCAAAGAAAAAGAACGAAACGTTTTGTTTTTCGTTCTTTAATTATATTTATCTTGCATATAGGTATTTTTTGGTGTATAATAGACATAGAAACTAAAATCTAAAAAAGGATAAAAACCATGAAGAATAATAAGATATATTTGATATTAACAATTTTAATTATGTCTGTCTTATCAATGTTGCTGACAGTTTCATGTGAAACTGCTTCGGCTGAGTTTGTCGAGAACGATGCAGAAATCCCAATATCAGAACGACAAACACTGCCGTGGCAAGAAGCCTACGCAACATTATTACGGGAGTATGCCGAAAAAGGTCATAGTATAAATTTTATCTTGCATGATTTTGACAAAAACGGCATACCTGAATTAATTGTCGCAGGTTATACCGGATTTGATGAGAAGCCGAGTAGCGAGGGGGAATTAATTGACGCTGTCTATACTTTTAGAGATAACGAAATGCTATCACTTGAATATGGGGAAAGCATAATTAACGTTGGGATTTATGCTCTTGCGATAAGATGTGGAATTACTTCAACACCCGATAATACGCCGGGGGTTATAACCTATGAGATAGGTCCTTCAGCCGGTACGTTTGGTACGAGTTGTTATTATAACAGAATAGTTATTGACGGAAATAAATTGGTTATAGATGCACATGGGGCTTATTATGTGGATATTACTACTCTCCATGAATTATTCGATGATTTTGGTTATGTCGCCGACCCGGATATATTACAATCCGCTATTGAAGAAAACACATATTTTCTTATAAACGATAATTCTGTTTCGCTGGAAGAACTTCATCGCGTGTTTGGAAATAGAGATGAGCGGCTTGATTATTTTAACATTAACGAAGAAAATATCCGCGAAATAATTTTTTCTACCCAGAAAGAAATAGAATTGATGCCCGCTCATTTCAGTTTCAATGAATATACGTTAATAAGTGAATTATATGAACAAGTTAACGACGGTTTAAATGTAAAGATTAGTTATCCGCAAATTGTTAATAATGAAAATATAAATACTACGGATATTAACAATTTAATAAGAGAAGCCGCTATTAATGAATATTTTGAGAAATGGAATGTTGATAATCTTACTTTCGAGCAATTATATAATGTGGAAAATCAAGGAGATAATTTGTTGAGCATAGTATTTGACGTATATGCTTATGTAGCGGAAACAGCGCATCCAACAAATACTTGTTATGCTGTAACTATTAACACAAATACAGCAGAAAAATATAATCTTTCAGATTTCATTGAATCATACGAATATTTAGAAGACAAAATATCTAACGGTGAATATGAAGTTTTAGGCGGTGAACTTAAAATTTATAATTCAGATGAGTTAGTAAATTTTGTTCAATCCCGTTTTAAAAATATTCCGCTTGAAAGCAATATACAAAATTTTTATATAGACAGCGATGGGAATATTTGTATCATAATATATTTACCGCATGCTGCCGGGGATTATTCTATTTTGCGTATATATCATGATAACGTTTCTATAAACAGCGAAGATACATCATCAAATAATGTTGAACAAAGTCAATATTATAAAATAACACAAACAGCAGATTATGATTATTACTATTACCTTTACGATAAAAATAATAATATTGTAGATGAAAAGTGTTCTGGAATGCGTTATCCGCGTATATCGGTTGACGAAAATAATATCGTTGAAGTTAGTGTTTTATCGGGAACTGGAATATCCACAAAATGGACGTATTATTATGATTATAATAATAATATATTTTCAGATGTATTTTATTCAGTATTTAACAGATACGAAAATAACATTGTATATATGGTATTTAAAGACAATAATTATAAAGTAATAGTGCGCGATATTTTTGATTTGTCGAAATATTATTTTGAAATATTGGATTTTCAATATAATATTGCTAACGTTATTGATCCATTTGTTGATATAGAATTTTTAGATTCCGGAAAACAAATTAAAATCACTTATTTATTAGATGATGGGGAAAATCCAGAATTTTTTAATTTAAAATAAAATATATTATTTATTTCTATAAAATCTGAAATACCACGGGTCATCAATCCCAGCAACGAATACTTCTTCTAAAATACTAAAATTCCATGGAGGTGTACTGCCGGGAGGAACCATTGAACGGGGACTGTAATACATAGTACAGCCATTTGTAATATCACTTACTTTACCCAAGTAAATAGGAATTACATTATTTATTATATTTTCATAATTTGTATTTTTCCCGTCCCTATTATTTAAGTATTGCATACAAGCGTTATAATTATTATCTAAATATCCGGAAAATTGGTAAGGAGCAGAAATCACTTCAAATACTTTATTTATATCGCCATTTGCTCTGTTAATAATAATATGGGCAACTGCCTGCGCGCCTACATAATTAAAAGTATCTTGAGCTTCTGCTGAGATTGTTGAAACAAAAATTTTTTGAACTTCTGTTAAAGAAGCGCTCTCTGCAACCGTCAACGCCTTATTCGCGTTTTCGATTGCTTTTTCCAACGCTCTTTTCGCGTCTTCGTATGATTTTTTTATCTTTTCTAACGTCTGCTTCTCCTTATCGTCTTTCGTAGTCTTGATTCTATTGGTTGCTTTTCCCAAGCCTATGTTTATAATATCCAATTGCTCCTGTAATATTTTTATGACCTGCGTTATTTCCGCGCTGGTTGCGTTTGGTCCAATCGTTGGAATATAAATTGTGCCGCCGCTCAAACCGCTCGGACCACCCAATGAGGCATACAGATTCTGATATTGAGTATAATTGCCGATACTGCCGTACATCAATTTTATTGCGCCAATATCCTCTCCAAACTCTCCCTCTCTATCCAGGACATAATATTTTTTGCCATCGTTGAAACTCAAAATATATACAATATCGCCGATTTTTAACGCATTATAAACCGTCATAGTCGCTTTGCGTATATTAAAAGACGCGACATTGTGAACATGCGCCCCTTCTTCTTTCGGGTGACTGTGTTTGCCCTCTGTGCCGGGGTGTTTATGTTTGCCCTCTGTGTCCGGATGTTCGTGCGCGCCTTCGCTGGCGGGGTGACTGTGCGAACCCCCGGAGATTTCGTGGTCGTGGTTTCCGCCGCCGACAGCTCCTTCCGGCGTTATATGCTCATGGTCGCCGCCGCTTAATATATGTTCATGCTCTCCGCTGTCGCCATGCGGGTGAGTGCCGCTTGAACCGTGAGGGTGTTCGCCGCTTTCGCCGTGGGGATGTTCTCCGCTGTCGCCATGCGGGTGAGTGCCCTGTCCGGTTTTCGTAACGCTGTCAATCGTGCCGGCAGATTCGCCCTCGCCAAGAACTATATCGACAGTCGCTGTATAATTTGTCAAATGTCGCGGCAGACAGATATTATTTTTTTTGAGTATGAGCTTTTCGTCGTTTAATACCTGTATTTCAAGCGGATTATCTGATATGACCCGTCCTTTGATGATACCCATATTTTCGGGTATCATGCCTTGAAAAAGTGCTTTTATGCTTGTTTCGTCGCCCATGTAATTTTACCTCTATTCTTTACTAACCAAACCCGCGTCAACCCAACCGTAAACGTTGCTGTTACCCCCGGCGTCGTTATATGCGCCGCCAATAAGCGAATACGGGTGCGGCGCGTTTTTCGCCGTATTAAATACTTTCGCAAGCCCTGCCGTTCTTATACCCCCGACAGGCTCTGACGATAAAGAATTCACATAATGACTCCCGCCCGAAAAATATACAATATCCCCGGCGTTTATTTCGCCGCCTGTGTTATTGGTCGCGTTGGATTTCGGCACTCCAACGTCAGTC